TCCCATTTCTTGGACCTTGTGGTAATATAAACAGGCATCCTTGAGATGAGTGCTTAGCTCAGTTGGGAGAGCACTTCCTTGACGTGGAAGGGGTCATGGGTTCGAGTCCCTTAGCGCTCACCATATAGTGCAAAACGCGAACACTGCCGTTCTGATCACTGATCATGCCGCTATGTTCGTCAGCACGTACTGAAGGGAGAAATCCCTTTTTTATATTTTGATTGCAACCTATTCGACAACTATCAAGCAACTATCAAACAACTATCCGACAACTATTCGACAACTATTCGACAACTATCAGATTGCAACTAACTTGCAACTAACTTGCAACCAAATTGCAACCTATTTGCAACCAAAATAAAAACCGCCCGGAATTACCCGAGCGGCTGTCCGAATTAATTAGTTAGATGTCGAATGCTTTGTTCACACAAATAGTTACGATGTCACGTTCGGGCGTGACGGCCCGGTCCCGGTCTCTCTCCGGTTCGTCGGGGTTGTGATGTTCAAATGGGCAATCCTGATAGATGCCCATAGATTGAGGATCACCTCCCTTCAGTTATTAGAATCATTATCCTTGTAATAATTGGAATTTGAGATACCGATCAGAGCACCAACGAACGTGGCAACCGCTCCGATCGTAGCCGTTACCGTGGTCATATCCTGCCCATAGATCGTGCCCAGCGTACTGATCAGCGTGATGACTGCTGGCACTGCGATCAGGCAAGCCCATTTCAATACGTCATAAACATTATTCGGTAGTTTCATTTTTCTCTCCTCTCAGATGAATGAATTATTCTCGTGAGCCTCATCGTAGGCATGCTGGATGTGACTGATGGCTGATTCTGCCTGCCTATTCATGAATTTCGGATGGCTGTCGCAGTAATCCTCGTACTCCTTTACCGTCCTGAGAATGTCTTCAAAGTATTCATAGGAATGTTTGATCCCGATCCGGAGCTCATCGTCAAAGCGGAGGATCTTAGATCGATTGTTTTTAGCACGCTCTTCAAGATTCTCTTCATAGTGCGCCCTGGACTCTTCCGCCATCGCTGTGATGTCGTCCTGCATTTTGGCGCTTCGCCGATCCGCCTGATCCATCCGATCAGAAAGGTCTTTGTTCGTGATCTGTCTTTTACCGGTCAACGCAGAATATGCAGCAGAACATACCCATCGAATGAATTCCCAGAATCCGGGCGCAGCGGCGGCTACCATGAGCACTCCCATCAGCTGCTGCCGCAGCTCTGGATCCCCTGCAATGAACCTCATCCAGCAGTTACGCCCTTGAGAATGTCGAGGGCTTTTTCAATCGCCTCCTCGTATTTCTTCTTCAGGTCGGTTACCGTCTGCAGATTCTCCTGATTGGTCTGCTGCAGGGCTTCGTATTTTGCCTGCAGAGCCTCATATTTTGCCTTGTAGTCCTCTTCTTCCGGCTTTTCTGTTTCGGATGGAGTTTCTACCGCATTGTTATAAATAACGGTAATATCGGCCACAGCGCGCCCGCTGGACTGGTATTCTGCCATTTTCGATCCATCCCAGTAGAGCTGCTGCGCGGATCCGATTCCTCCGGATCCGCCATCCATGAATGCAACCACGTCAGCCCCGAGGACTCTCAGAGCCTGCCAGATATATTTCGGCTGCGCTGCGCCTCGTGATACGCCGTTGCCGTAGGTGCCATCACTGAAATGCACCACATATGCCCAGTACCATGCGGCAGTGTATGCAGCTGATCCGCGGTACAGTGCGTATTTAATCCCAGACTCGGAGAAGATGCTCTGTGGAGAACAGAGATACGAGATTCCTGCAGGATCTCTGTATACGCCGTCCCAGTCGCCGTATGTCACTTTCCCATCTGCATCTACCATGAAATACAGATAGTTTTTGGCGTCAGCGGGCTGGCCAGATTTCTTATGGTCGATGGAGGAATATGGGCCATAGACCTGTCCGACCTCGTTGCCGTTTCCTCCGCTCATCTCGAATAAATCATTCCCGCATTTGCTGAGGATCTGAACCTCCGCATCCATGTCTTTCAGCTGCATCGGTTTGTCCGGCACGATCAGCCCGATGTGCGTTCCTTTATAAACGGAGCAGGTCACTCCATTCGCTTTGAATTCATGAAAACCGTTGTCTATCACTTCCGTTCTCCCTTCTACGCTGGAACAGTGCCTGAACGTCAGCCCGTGCGTGTTCATTACCGTTGTCAGGCTGTCGCAAATAAAAAACACGCTTCTTGGATCAAGCATGTTGGGCAGATTGTAATTCCCTTTTGAGTTTCTGTATTTGGTCTTAACTCTTCCTGCGCAGACTTCCAGGTGGATGTGATTCCCGGTCGCCTGGCCAGCGGTCCCTTCCTGGTACATGATGCCTTTGTATCCGATGATCTCACCAACCGGATAGCTGCGGCTGCTGTGGGTCATGGCAAGCGTGATATACCGCTCTTTCCCATCTGCGCACAGAACCCTCTTTGCTTTTCCTGATTTATCTACTGACCAGTAGAATCGTGTGTTACCGGTTGCACGTGTTCCAAACGAACCAGCGCAATACCAGCAGGTGTCCGGCATCCAGTTATACCAGTAGTCGATCCCAGAGTCTGATCCGGCAAGATCCAGTTCATACGATACATGGGACAGGCTCGGTCTGCCGGTGATTTTAGATCCGGCTTGCGTGATGTTCAGAACACGCATGCCGAATATCATTTGATCTGTCATTTCACCTCCATGTTTTAACTAACTGATTCTGTCAGTGTCATCGTCAGTATCCTCCGAAATATTTGAGACAGTAACTGTGCTATTATGCATGATCACATCATTGAGATCGACATGAAAATGCTCAGCGATAATTGCCTGAATATCAGCCTTATCCAGCAAAATGCAATTTTTGATCATTCCGGGATATCCTCATCAGGGTAAAGCTCACGGTATGCTTTCTTAATTTCGTCCTGGGCAGCCTGCTTAAAGCCTTTTACCTCATCCCATGTAAGTTTTCCGTCATGAACTCTGCGTGCCATAAATTTGTACATATTAAGCCTCCATCTGCATAGCGATCATGTCCTGTAAAGCCTGTGCGGTTTCTTCTTGTGCTTCCTGGAGAGACTTTAAACGTGCGTCAATTGATGCGGTCTTCTCAGCTTCCGGCAGAGATTCAATGGGTACATAATCCAGGTATTTCTCCGGATCTGCTTTTACCTCGTCTTCCGTTAACGAATCTGTTCTGAATTCATTCCAATCGTACTGATACTGAGTCTGAGGATCAGATGGTACGTCACTCATCATGTCAGATGTGGTGACTACTTCTTTCTCATGAAGTGCAATCTGAAATTGCTTCAGATTTCCTCCGAGTGAGACCATTCTGACTTCCGGCTGTTTTTCGTTGAACATTGCTTTTGTCATGATGACTTATTGTTTTCCTCGCTTTCCTCGATGCCTGATAAACGTTGTATTTTCTGCAAAATCGAATTGAATCAGTATGTTTAACAAAAAGGCCATGATACGCAATGAACCGCTTGGCATTCCTTGGAGAAGGATTATTCCGGAATACTCGAAGCGCTTTTTTCGTCTTCCGGTAATCCCTTGGACGCATCGTGATGTGGTCACGATAGATCCTGTATCCGAGCACATCAATATGTGCATCTGGATTCTCTGGATTCAGATCAATCAGCTGCCAATTTGATTTCAAGCACATGCCTTTTCTTGCAAACATTCGAGAAATGTCTTCCATTGCATGTCTGAGCTGCGCAGCATTGTTTCCGAACAGATAAATATCATCAATGTTGACCATCTGGTGCTTGATCGCATTGATCTTCTTTCCTCGTCTTTTAACAATGTATGCGTCCTCGATGCAGTGATAAACATCTGCGATATAAAGAGCGCACAATCGGATAGAAATCACAGATCCGATCGGAAGCCCATGAATCGATTCTTCAAACTGGTTTCTGATTGCTGCATCAGATTTCAATGCCTCTTGAAGCCTAGAAGTAGGAATTCCTTCTGAGACCTTTTTCAAAAGTTCTGAAATAAGCCAGATGGTAAGTTGATCTGCGCAGTGTTTGTTCAGCCATCTGATCATGTTCGTATGTGTAATCGATCCATATGCATGCCTAAGGTCTCCTTTGGTTGCTTTTGTGATCGTGTACACCCGCTTCTTTACTCCGCCTCTGCAATTCTTGACTTCTGTTTCTTTCAGCCAGGAAGCTATGACTTCTGCTCCGAATATCGGACCTTGTCCAGGCTTGCATGCGATCTGGTAATAACCAATGTACGATGCAAGATCATCTAACGCATTGTATGCGATGTAGTCATAGATCTGTTCTTTGAATTCCTCGATCGCGATGATTCTTTTCTTACCGTTTGATTTATCAATCCGCAGATCATATCGAATTGGTCTAACTGCAATCTTTTCCTCATCCAGTTCTTTCTGAATGAGATCTATCAACTTTTCTTCGCTTTCATCGCATTGTTTCCATAGCCGAATGACATCTGAACGACTCATCAGATCTGTGAAAGTTTTGTGACTCATGCAATCATGGATTGCTTTTCTGATAAACTCACGATCTTTAATGTTAATATGTTTACATTTCTTCTTCATTTCGATTGATGCTGTGTGCGAGCTTTCGATCTCCTACTTGCCCGCCCTGCTTACAGCCACTTTGCGCATTCCGCGCAGGTGCGAAGGAAACTTCGCAGCGCTTGTTCAAAGAGCGCGCATGACAGCTCGGATCCATTTATAAAAGGCGGCAGATGCCGCCCACCTTTGCTGTTTGAGGGTTTTAGCATTATCGCAGCAGCCGTAGTTCCAGTTCGCGTCCGACAAGTCGTTCCTGCAGTTGACATTGCACAGGCCATCGTTCGAGCCGTTCCTGAGGTTGCCGACATAGCTGCCATGCCCTTGGAATATTCAATTTTTGTTCAGTACGTAAGAAATAAGATATGGGGAGATCCCCTCTCAGGGGCATGCCCCTGATTCACCCCCGGAAAAGCAGGGGGATCAATCGCAGCAGCCGCAGTACCAGCCCGCGTCCGACAAGCCGAGCCAGCAGTTGACAGCGCACAGGCCATCGACCGAACCGTTCCCGAGGCCGCCGACAGTGTACTTCTCTCTAGGAGCTCCATCACTGCCTGAGCCAGCACCCCACACAAAATCACCAGTACCGATTGAATCACCTCCGCCAGCAGCAGAAGGATTGAAGGATCCGGTTTCGTGGTTTACAGATACATCTCCGCTCCAGCAGTCACTTGCCGCGATCGGAATACCGCCAGCAAGTACATAGTTTGTATGAGCATCCTTCACGTGTGCAGTCCCTCTCGGAGCAACCCACTGCTGCCACATTCCAGAAGCATCGTCTCTCTGCATGACAACATTGCTGTCGATGATTGCCTGGCCATTAGAATACTCAGTGCCGCCGATCCGGAATACGTGTCTTCCGTCGGTGTTAGAAAGATATGATCCGTCAAAATGTCCGATGACCGCATCCGTTTCGCCAGAGAAGCATGGCATTGTGGATACATAGGTATCTGTGGTTGTAGTAATCGTGCTGGTGAGATCAAGATTCAGGGCTGTATAGACAGTCCCGTCAATAGTCACCTGTTCGATGCTTGCAACCTTCACTCTATCCGCGATACTGTGCATGCTGGAATATGTTCTGTCAGAGCTTCCATTGTTCAGGATTCCGACAGAGACACAGGCTCCAACATAGAACTGACTCTGATCAGAGAGAAGAACTCGTTTGACATCAGTCTCAGCAACTGCGCATTTTATCTGAGCAGTGTAGCTAGTGCATCCAGCAAAGTACTTCTGACTGTTTTTCGTCTTGTACTTGATCACCAGCATCAGGAAACCGAACAAAGTTCTTTCTGATCCCGCTCCCCAGTAGCCAGTTCCCTTTTTCTGATAGTCAGTGACCATCGAATTGTAGGAGTTGTTGTAAGCAGGCACTCCATACTGAGAGCGAAGAATCTTATTTGATGAAGATGAGGTTCCTTCCTCATTCTGAATGGAGTAAAAAGCACTATGCACATAGAACGGCAGAACAGTTCCGTCTGCTTTGCACGCTTCATACCACGGCACTAGTCCAAGCTCCGGATGAGAACTATCCGACATGTAATAAATGTCATACGTTCCGCGATTTTCAACTTTATACCAGAATGTCGGGTATACATTTCCGATATCTACTGATCCGGTACGTTTGAAAGCCGGAGTTCCCTCAAGAGCCGTAGGACGAGCAAAACCATCATCGTCTCTGGCATAATTGCATCTCTGCCACTGGAAGATATCCGATGCATCCGCAAAGTCATCCTGTCCCTGAACCGTGTCAGTCGCAGGTGTACATGTCAGCCCGATCGAATCAAGCAATGCTTCTCCTGCGCTCGACGTATTCGTTGCGTAGTGCCAGATCTTCGTGGCAAATACTTTGCCTGTTCTTGCTCCAATGAACTTTGCTGCGAGTTCTTTTTCGAGATTGGACTTCAGGCCCATAGCGTCTGCATAGGTATATGCATTCTGTAATGCATACTGGTATGCGATCTCTGAGAGCTTGTTCTTGATGTCTCTCCCATCTCCATGCAGAATCGGCTGCACATCGTATTCTGTTAAACTAGCCATTACGAATTTATACCTCCAGACTTGTATTTGAAGTGCAGACCATCGTCTGCGATATAGTATGCGAATTCTCCGACACCAGCGATCGTTGCGGCTGTAGCTGCACTGTTTGCTGCCGCTTTCGCAGATGCAGATGCTTCACTTGCAGCATTCTTCGTATCTGTAATTGCTGTCGTAAGATCTCCAAGCTGTGTTGCATATGCGCTTGTTTTCTCCAAAATTGAAGTAATCTGAGCAATGAAGTCATATGCCTGATCAGCTGGAAGAATACTTGATTCAACTTCAAGACCTTTCAGCACCTTAAGCTGATAAACCGTTGTATTCAGTTCGTTAGTTGTATGCCCGTTTCCATCTGTTTTTCGGAAGCAGACATTGAAGCATGTTGTTCCTTCAGCAATGAAAGCATTCATTCCAGCAGTCCAGTCAAACTCGATGCTGTCAGTTCCTGCAATAATGTTCTCCGCAATGGCTATATATGTGCCATTGGAGTTGTTTCGGTAGTTGATCTGGATTGAATACTCGGATAGATCGATATTCTTGTATTTTTTTGGAGCCACGAAATGAATCGTGTTTACATTGCTGTCGTGATAAACGCCCAATACGAAGTCGTCAGGAATTTTGATAGAGCGCAGATCATTATCAATTACAAATGATGTGGTTTCAGACATTGGATCCTCCTTTCATCATACTGATATCGTTCCGCCTCCGCTTGCGCCATATCCAGGTTCATATCCACCTCCCTGAATGGCGAGTGCAGCATATCCAGAACAATCAATGCTCCCTGAGAAGTTGCCAGACTTTACAGTTGTCCAGCCGCTTCCGTTTTTTGCCAGCCCAAGCAGTGCAACGGATCCATATCCATAAATAGAAATGCTGATTGCTGCAGTAGAATGCCCCAGCACAATCAGCGGAGCTGAAATATTAGTCCTCTGCGATGATGTCCCAGCATAAGAGAACGAAATGCTTGTAGGAGAGCCGCTCAATGTATCATTTTTTCCAGCTACATATTGCGTAGAACCATAACTGGCATACTCATCATTGGTATGACTATGACTTGACTTGTAGCTGCTATATTCACTGCTCAGTGAGTTGTACTGTGACTGCAACGTTTCATAATCAGAAACTGGGACACCTCCTTCAGCCATGATAATTGTCGGCATCTCACTTCTCCCCTCTGAATATCATGATGATCGGAATATTGATAGTTGGCACAGTGCCAAATGCTTTGATTGTGATTGATCCCGCAGCCTGTGCTGTCTGCACCAGCGTTGCTTTCTGCAGCGCCTTCATCTGATCGGCAGTGATTGACTCAGCCGGAATGATTTCCTGATAGCTGCTTTCAGTGATCAAAGTATCTGAAATCGTGTAGATCCCGCTGCTCCAGGACGATGCCTCCAATGTGACATCCTTCTTTGATGTCGCGATAGTAGTCTTCAAGCTCCCGATCGTTGTATTGATCGTATTGATCTCAGTCTGAAGGTTTCCAGCTGCATCCGTTGTCAACTGTCCCTTCATGGCATTGAACCAGGTGTCGAAGTCCGCTTTGTTCGATGCCTTGAACTGCGAATAATACCCGTTGAACTGTGAAGCAAACTGGCTGTAATCCATTTCCTTCACAGTGCCAGTCACGATCCCGCAGATCGATGTGTCGCTGCGAGTATCTGTGATATTCGCTTGCGTGATCTTGGTAGCGCCTGCAGCAACATAGATTTGTGCAAGAACGATCTGATAGATTGCTGCAGATCTGACCGGAGCCGTAGGAGATGGATTACTGCCGTTATACGTACCGGTCACAACCTTAATGGAGATCTTCCGATCCGTGTCATTTCGCTCTACAACGACCGTATCTATTCTCGGATAGGTTGCCCCAGCTGTGGCAAGGGTATATGTTGTAGCAGAATCAAAAAAGCGAACCTTGCCTTTCAGATTCGCATATCCGGATGCTACTTTGATATCCATGCCAGAAACCGCAGTTACCTGCAGTTCCCCGGAGAATACCCCGGTAGTAAAGAAGTGATTCAGCCATTCCGCGAACGAATCCGCGGTATATCCTCGGTCATTATTGACTGAGTTCCAGAAAAGCCCATACTGATCCGCCATCAGCTTTCACCCCTCTCTACCGTAAAGAATTTCACGTTCTCGTTTTCCGTAAGACGCTGAATATTGCTAACGTTCTGCCCGGACAGGTCGATATATTCGCCGCGCTCGAAATCAATTGCGATGCATTTGATTCCTTTCTGCAGCTGAGCGAATATATTGTCCGGCTGCATTTCTGATATCTTCAATGTCATTTCAATCCCTCACTTGTCAGACCAGTCAATACTGTCAGGAAGCGGCGATCCGAATGTAGGCGTGATCTTATAGATCCCATTCTCATAGATCTCATTGATCTCAGTAATCCTCAGATCTTTCGATACTCCGAATGAATCCTTTCTGACTGTAACGAGATCTCCCAGATCATAATCTGATCCGTATTTGAAGTTCCCGTTCGGATCAACCTCACTGCTGACCGACACCGCCAGGTTGTCTTTCTTCAGCTCATCGGTTCCCCGCTGAACTAAAGCAGCCTTGTACTGATCGTCTGTCAGATTCTCATTCTGGATATCCGATGCAGAAAGGAATACCTCCCTGCGATCCAGACCCGTCAGAGAATCATCACCCGCAGTGACGATTGTTCTTGCGGTTCCTTCTCCCTGTCCGCCGACATAGCAAACATTCTTGTATGCCTGATCATTCTCGGAATATTCCGTCTTGGATAGATTCCCATACCAGTCAGAGAATATGATCCTCTGGTTTGTGCTCTGGCCTGCAGTGTGGTCAACACCTCGGTACAGTTCGAAAATGATCTTCTTATTGACGAAGTCAGGGTTAAACCGGAAACCGGTCTCGCTGTATTTCGCCAGCTTTTCTACATATGTCAGCAGGTTCTTATAAGTTGCCTGGAAAGTTACCTTTTCTGTATATCCTCTTACTGGTCCAAGCTCCACTAGCGGAATCGCTGCAGCATTGCTGAAGATCGCTCTGATCGCAGTCTCTACCAGGCCATTTTCAATGTGGTAAAAGGGCCGTATCAGTCTTCTGCTCATGTACGACGAAAGGAATCTGCCGCTGGCAGTGATTTCTGCTTTGGATGCGTCTTCGTGGTAGGTAAGAGATTCAATCACTCCAGCCTCTACCGCCCCGCGCTTCCATACCAGATTCCCCCGCCGCAGCAGTTCCTTATTGCTGTCAGTGATCGGGCAGTGCAGCTCAAACTTTCCGGGTTCAAAATATTTCCTGGTCCATTGAAAAGAGGACTCGTTTTCCACAAGTCCCTGAAACTGCATATCTGCCGTATATATTCTGATTTCCAGATTCATGCGCTTGCATACCTGATCTTATATGTGATCTTAACAATCATGTTGTCTACTCCTGCAGCAGCACTGTATCCGATGCTGTTTGTACCTTTCTCTAGCTGAATGAAATAGGAATCCTCGGACAGATACTGGTTGATCTTCGTAGTAATCCCTTCATGCACCAGATAAACCTGCTTATCAGCGTCATAGGTCGTGATGATCACTCGATCGCCAGCCACCAGATTCAGAGGCTTGCTTGAAGTACCGACGGTAATGCTCTGCGTGGACTCCACACGAGTGACAGATGGATTCTTCACATCACCATTGCAGGTGATTTCGATCCGCATTCCGGTTCCGCCAATACCTACCTCATTGTTAATCGTCTGGATCTTTTCTTTCTGGCGATATCCGAATTCCTCTCCAGCCGATTTGAAGTAGTGCGTGAAATAGAATGATGGCAGGAACGAAGACATGGTTACCTCAGAATCTTCCAGATCATAGAAGCACGGATCCGGACAGATCAGTGAAATGGTATAGGACCTGTAAGCATCAAGTCCGGTTGATTTCATGCTTTCGACATAGTACTCAATCTTCCGATGCTCGCTTCCTTCATCCAGAGTGAGGATGCCCGAGCTTTTCGGAACAAACAGTTCATTCAAAAATGCCCGATGTTCGGTATGATCGCCTACATCAGACAATGTCAGCACGATATTCCGCTTCTTCAGCGCCGAACTGTGATAAATAGCTCCGTCATTCATCGTATTTGACGACAGATTGACGGATGCTGCCATCTGATACAGCCCGTCTGCATCCGAAAGCAAGAAAGGAAAGGATCTTTCACTGAATATTCCTTTAATGTTGAACTGGTTCTCACAGGTGATAACTCTGTTTCCCATGTCAGACCCCCTTCATTGCAAGAATGTACTCTCGTGTTGCATTCCTGGTCTGCCGTGCAATCTCGCTAGGATCCAGCTCTGTAGGAGCGTTGATCGTGATGGACTGGTTGAATCCTGCGCCGTAATTTCCGGGATATGCTCCCCCGGAGACAGATGCTTTTACCTGTCCTGTAAGCTCGGAATTAACGTTGTCCATAGCATCCTGAACTGAGCTCATGTTGTCTTCAATTCCTACTGCGATACCAGCAGGAAGCCACTGGCCGACTTCATTTGCCATCAGTCTGGACGGTGAATGAATTCCAAAAAAGTCTTTAACTCCATTCACCAGAGATTTGCACGCATTGATAGCAGCACTCACAAGGGATCCAACCGCATTGATAATGCCTGAAGCAATGCCATCAATGATTTTTCTTCCTAAATCTATCCAATTGATATTCAGGAATACATCCTTTGCCTTCATTCCAATTGCCTTCAGAGCATTCGGAATCAGATGGGCGAGCCCTTCCATCCCAGACTTCAGAATCTCGATAATCCAGGATCCTGCTTCTTTCCAAGGGATTCCCTTAAAAAGAGAGACTGCTCCCGTCCCGATATTTCTCAGAAGATTTGGAACATGGGTAAACAGTGCCTGAATTCCATTTCCAATCCACTGAATCATGTTCGTTCCGAGCGAAATCCAGTCAATGGCCTGCCATACGGCCTTGATCATTTCCCAGATCATGCCAATATTTTCGATCAGAACCGGGATAGACTCAATAATTCCTTGAACAAGAATAATGATGATCTGTCCGCCTGCTACAAGGACCTTCGGCATGTTGTCATTGATGATTCCACAGATATCAATCACGATCTGAGGAATGTTCTGAATCAGAACCGGAAGACTATTTGCGATTCCCTGCGCAAGATTAACAATCAGATTCAAACCGGCCTCAATCAGCTGGCCTGCATTCTCTCTGAGGCTTGAGCAGAAGGATCCAACCATCGGCAGCGCATTGGCAAGGAAATTAGGTATTCCTTCTGCCAAGCCGTTTGCAATGTTGTTAATCATCTCAACCCCGCTCTGAGCAAACGCTGGTCCATATGTCTGTACCGCTTTAATGATTGCTTTCGGCAGCTGAACAGCAATATTACCAATCATTGGGAGCAGGTTATTCGCGACAAAATTGACGGTTGTATCAACAAGATTGTTCAGTGGTTCTGTAATATCAGTACCCAGAGAAAGAGCCGCCATAAAATTCTCGGCTGATGCCTTCATCGCGCCAAAAGATCCCGTAAAGGTGGTCTTAGCTTCTTCCGCAGCAGTTCCAGTAAGCTTCAGGTCGCCCTGAATCACATGGATTGCTTCGTACACATCACCAAGATTATCTATGGAATAATCCGTTATTTTCCCCTGGGCAGCATTGATTTTATTTGCATCTTCCAACAGGCGCTCCATCTCTGTTTTTGTTCCGCCATAACCGAGCTTGAGATTGTCCAGCATGGTGTAATTCTGCTTTGCGAACCCCTGGTATGCATCCTGGATAGACTGGATATTTGTGCCCATCTTAGCAGAGTTATCCGTCATATCCATGATGGCAGTGTTGGCCGCTTCCGCAGCTTTCGCCACATCTCCGCCATAGGCTTTTTTCAAAGCAGCTCCGAATGACACAGCCTGTTCCGCATATGTGTTTGCCGAAATGCCAGCTTTATATGCATCATTTGCATACCTTTTTGCCGCATCACCTGCCGAATCATACAGAGTATCAATTCCGCCGAACGACTGCTGGATTGCGCCACCAGCATTTAGCGAAGCCTGAAGAAACTCTTTGATTCCAGCTGCAGCTACAACTGTTTTCAGGACTGAAACAAGATTCTTTCCAATAGAAGATCCAGCTTCTCTTCCAGCACTTTCAGATTCTCCGCCCAGAAGCTTGGAGATGCTTCCAGTAATTCCTTCAGCAGATGGAACAATCTGCACATATGCTTTTCCAAGATCAGGCATTGTCTCCTCCTTTCATAAAGCTTTCTCTGTACTTCATGAATTCTTCGCCAGACATGAAACCTCTGACCGCTGATTCATCCTTATCCTCTATCAGCATTCTGTATATCGATTTCGGATGATTTTTCCCTCTTGATCCATCTTTTGTCTTCATCCAGCAAAGCTCATTCAGCCGATCCAATGATGCAGCGATAAGCAGCGTATCAATTGGAAACTTCCTTCCTTCGATTTTCCGCCTTATCCGGCTGTCTTCTCCCAGCCCCGATGCCAGTATCGAAATATAAAAACATGAGAAGCGCCTCATGTCATAGATCTGATAGGTTTCCGCCAGATCACAGATGAGCGCTTCCCTGTCTTTAGAAAGCATCGTTGCCAGGACTAAGAGTTTTTTACCGTTTCATTCTCCCCGTTGTAACTGAAGATCTCTTCAATTTCTGCTTTCATCTTCTTAGACGAAACATGTCCATCAGAATTTGTACAATGTTTTTCCAGCGCTTTATACAGGTCTTTTCCAATCATGCGCTTTACCACCCTAGCGATGAGAAAAGGCCGTTTCTCCATTTCTTCGAGATCATCGATGAATTTCCAATCATCTTCCAATGCTTCTTCATCAACTGTAAATTCAAAACCAGTACTCGTAATTCCGTGAATCATTGCTTAGCTTCCCTTCTTTGCAATGTACTCGTAGTGATTGTATCCGCTCGCATCCGGGAGAGCTGTAATAGTGGATTCATATCCTACAAGCTCGTCATCTTTGTACGAGATGTCGCCAAGATCAGACAGTTTTCCGTCTGGAATTACAATTCGTTTCAGAACCCCATCACGAAGGATCATGTCACACACATAACAATGGTCCTCAAGTTCAGACGCTCCCACTTTTACAGAGATCGCGCCAGTTTCTGCAACTGTCACTGCATCCTCCCCGTAAATAATCTTCAGAACATCGCCATTCAGAGATTCAATAAAGGTAATTTTGAAGGTGTCAGGTCTTTCAGTAGTAACTGAATAAACGATCTTTCCGCCCCATGCTTTTAGGTCATCTGATTCCGGAGAATTTGAGTTTACAACTCCATCTTCAGACACAAATCCAAGAGCCTTAAATGCGGTATCAAGTATGCTGGTCGCATCTGTAGGCAGCGTTGACCCGATCGGAGCAACCCAAACTGCTCCGCCTACCGCTGGCTTAGCCGCAGTTACGTTTTTAATAGTTTCCATTGATTTTTCCTTTCTCAATAGTGAGTCACATCATAAACCGCCTGATAGCGGTAGCGGCTCATTCTGGTATCCGTAAAGTTGTAATCAGAGTTCAAAGCAGACTTAGTAATCTCTTCCTTTTCAGCAAAGGCATCCATTGCCATTTTCACCTCTTCATTCAGAAGCATGGCTTGATACATGGATTCTGCAATAGACTGAATCGCAAGAGTTGATTCCGTAAGATGTCCAGTTCTTGAAGATCCAGTCTTTTCAATCACGACAAACTCATCAGGCGCATTTTCAGGGATTTCAAGATAAACAGGAACTGATAACTTCTGCTTCAAGTAATTAAATACGATCTCTTCAATCACTCTTGGCACCTCCAAGCGCTTTCAGAAGCGTATTGTGCTTCAGATTGCTGTAATAAGCTTTTGGCGTATCCGCTCTTACCTCGGCAACCGCTCTGCGTTTGTAAACCTTCGTTTCAGCCTTATAGCCGTCTCCTGCAGCGCCGGAAATCTGCTCTGCCTTTGCTGCAAGGATTTCCTGCATTTTCTGGCTTTTCAGAAGTTCAGAAACGCCTTCACGGTTCAATTCAAATCTGAACTTAGCCATCGACCAGCTCCACCATCACTTTCTTGTCCCACTTCAGCGGTATCACTGCATCGATGCCCTGGATCGGTTCCCCGATGGTATGAAATGTTTTCCCAAAGAAAACGACCTTCTGGTTAACCCAGTTATGATTGTCGCCGCGCGGGATTCCAAGAACATACGAAAGCGTTCGACCATATAACTGGTTTGTATCTAAGATTTCCTGCGTGGTCGGAGCCCCTATCAGAACATTGTCGACCTGTTCTGCGGTCTCCGAATACACAGGATTTCCGATTGGATCAGTTCCGGTCTGCGTTTTCTGCATCAGTGTGATCGTGATCCCTTTAATCATCGGAATCTCCTAATGATTGCGCCATGCCAATACATCTGCCAGCACCAAGCATCTGCTTCTCAAACTTTGAAACATACAATTCTCCGCTTGACCCATTGGATAGCTGCCATGATTGGGAATACCAGCCCATTGCAGAAGTTGCCCCCTGCGTTGCGCCGATCGGAATTGAGCTGTCTCCCCCGTCTCCTATCGCCCGTCTGACCATGCGACAGGAAACAAGTTTCTTAATGTCTCCCGAAGCATAGGCATTGATCTGATCAATGATTAGTGCCGCTTCATCAAGCAGTGCAGTTGCTCTGCTTTCTTCGCTGTCGTCAAGATCACGGAATCCTGCCTCAACTTCTGCCACTGTCGCATATGCCGTCATTTTTTAGCCTCTCTTCTTCTTTGGAGCTGCTGATTCCTCTGCCGCCTGCTCTGCAGTGATCGTTGCTGTCCACACAAGATCAAGCTTCTCGAGATAATCAGCACGATAATCTTCAGCAATGAAGACGTCGCCGGGTTTCCGGTCGACGCCTTCGTGAAGATCAAAAAACTGTTTCTGAACGAATGCCTTCTTCATTTCGATCAGGCAGCAGTCGTTACCTTGACGATCCGGTCAAGATAGATCGGCTGTACAGCAAGGCCGGAGTAAGCAACAACCTCCAGTGCGCCATTCTCATAACGCGGGCCATTATGTACCGCAATGATGCCGGATTCATCCGTCGTCATATCCATCCCCGGAATAGCCGCGATGGAAGCTGCGACAAGATCAAGATTCTCCGAAGCCGTTCCATAAACAGTACCAGCCGGAACATTGGAGTCAATGACGACATTGCCAATGCCCATGAAGTTAGCCAGATAGGAAAGGCCGAAGTTCGTCTCAAGCGTAACGGTATGGCTTCCAAGATACGCGTAAGCATCATCCGGATTTGCGAAGATAACCGGCGTGTATGCCTCATCCTCAAATGCCTTGCTCAGTGCTGCAGCTGCAGCCGCAACCTTGGACTGGAAATCCTTGCCAGTTGCCGTTCCAGTGCCCTTTGCAATAGCCGTGAAGATCGTTGCACGGATACCCTTCTGAATGTCCTTCAGGAGAGCAGTGTTAGAACCGCCGACAGCAACTTCATAGCCCTTCTTGCCGATGTCCTCGATCGAGGTCAGATTGCGATACTTCTTGTAAGTGAGCTCGACAACAGTCGCATCACCCATTGCAATGCCGGAATCCGGAATCAGTGCCTTCTCAGCAACCGTCTCAGTGGATGCCTTGCCCGATGCCTTGTAAATCTTGAATGCGGTTCCCGGTGCCATGACGTTTACGTCAGCCTTGCCAAGAACGTTCATCAGATTGTGCAGATCAGAGGTGAACTTTCCTACGAAATTGATGTCCTGTGCCTTTGCCTGAATAGAAAAATCTGCCATATTATTTCTCCTTTACTTTTTCTCGAATAAGCCGATATTGGCTTCGATTGCTTTAATCCTTTCCTTTTCGTTCTTGATTGCGAAGATCTGCTCTTTTGTCATAGTTGGAGCATGTGTCTCTCCACCATCAGGGACCTGTGGATACTTTCCCGCTTTTGCAAATTCAAGGATCGCTTTTGCCTGAGTCGTGCATGATTCCTCGTCATCGCCAAGCAGGAGATTCATTGGAACTCCGGTTTCCTTAGACACTTTTTCGTGGATTTCTCTAACCTTGTTTTCCTTCTTAAGCTGATCCAATTCAGCCTGCAGTGCCGCATTTTTATCAGCTGCTTTCTGGGCTTCGGTCTTCTGAGCTTCTTGATCTTCATCATATTTCTGAGCCTTTTTCTTCAGGTCCTCGTAATCAGAAAACGACTTCTTCACATCAAGAATTCTCGATTCCACGATTTTGTCTAATTCTTCCTGAGTAAAAGTGCGAGATTCTTCCCCTTCATTCGGAGCTGGCCCCGCTTCACCAGTTTTTACTTCTTCAGCCATTCGGCTCCTTTCCCCGGCTCCACCCGGTCTTGCTAAGCCCTCGTTTTAATGGCACGAGTTGCCATGAAAAAAGCGGTCATTGCTGATCGCCTTTATCTCCACTACCTCGCTTTTCTCCATCAAAAAAGCACCCGAAGGTGCTCATTTAATTTCAAGCCCTTTTTTATAAGCTTCTTTAGCTTCGTTAAGTGTCATTTGATTTGCTCCTCTTAAATCATCCGGATGAGCGACCTGGTTAGGATCATTTTCCCATCCGCATACTGGGCATATATCAAACTCAAATACATTTTCTTTCCCACAAACAGGGCACTTATTTATTTCTTTCATGTTCATACTCCCAATATTTGATGCCATCCTTAGGCTTAAAGTATGTTCTAATAGACCCATCCCGATTGATTACTTCAAATTCATTTGTTTCAATGTCATATTTTGCCGTGCTTCCATCTGACCTTGTAAATTCTTGAACAGTCTCAGATAGTTGCTTTTCTCTGAATTGTTCAGCAAATTGAATGTAGTCAGTTTTTGTGATTTCTTTTCCAAATTCATTCTTATGTTTTAAAAAGTGTTTGTCAACACTTTCCGGAGAAGCAAATGACCCATATGTGGAAACTTCCTTTTTCAGTGCATACAATTCTCTTCTCCTGGCATTCCTTGCTTCCGCAATGTCTGGATACATCTTCCGGCGCATTTCATTGATGTTTCCATTCGCATCAATGTACTGCTGATAGTACTCATCCGGATCATAAAACGGATACTTCTCTGTGTCTTCTTCCCTGAAAGCAATGGCAAATGTGCAATCACAATGTGAATGAATATGTTCTGCATGATCGCCCTTCAGGACCTTTTTAGAAGCTTTCTGCCAGCCCCTTGAAGCCAGTGTGATACAGAATGCGCAAGTATCACCGGTTGGAATCCACGCCCAGTATGCGCCGTCTCTGATCGCATTCTTGATCGTGGTATCAGCTCCAGCCTGTTTCACCAGTCTATCGGCAACCCCTGAAATCAAATTCCCAGAAGGTGACTGTTTCATGCAGCCGTTCATTGCCTTTGATACTTCCTGATAGGTAGCAGTTGCTGCCGGTTCAGCTGGAGGAACCTGAGCATTCCAATAGACAGCGAGTTCGTCATACATCTGACATGCAAGCTCAGCAGATGCTTCGCCATACTTGGTGGCCAGTGCATAGGCATAGTCAATCATTTCCTGGTCCATCTGGAAACTATGTGACTGCGCATAGGCCTGCATCTGATCGGCTGCTTTCTCACTTATTCGTCTGAGCTTGTCTTTGTACTTCTTCCACTCCGACGCGGTTATTGTCAGTTCCTTCATCACTGAACTCCTGATCTAATAGTGCTGCACCTCTGCTTCTCTGCTCCTGTGCCTTGATCCGGCGGATATCTGCTTGGTCAAAACCGACCATTTCAAGGAAAATATCAGTGCTTGAAAAATTCTGCCGAACCGACGCAATCTTCACAGCTGCGTCAGCTGTAGCCGCTACAGATGGCATTGCCGGATTCTTGAAGTGAGCAACAACAGCTTTCTCTTCATCGCTCAGCTGATCCAATGTCACATTCCTGGCAATTGCCTGAGCCATCCATGCAATCATCTTCAAAGCATCGCCATTGGCGGCATTCAGCTGCTCTGCCAGAGTTACCAAAGTCTGTGTCTGTGCCAGAATCGCATCACTGGAAGACGGATTCGCGTCATTGATCACCCCTGTATCTGTCACAGATAATCCCGTTGCCGCGCTGAATTGCGTTGCAAGCAAGCGCATCATCTGAACATGCGGCTCAATGGTTCCCTGCTGCAGCTGGCCAAAATTTGGATTCTGCCCTGTTTCAGGGTTGGTTGTTGCCAGGAGAATTGATCCAACATACTGCTTGAACTTCTCGTTAATCATGGCGTCGTACTGCTCATCTGTGATGCCAAGCAGATATTTCTGCGGAGACGTTGCAAATTCGAGGCCGATCGTAGCATTTGCAATTGTCCGAACATATCCCTGAATCAATCTCCGAATCGGCTCTTTGATTCTGGATCTTCCGAATGGCTTTGCACTGGTGGCATTCCAGATCATCGGTTCCATCAGCGGTCTGCCCATCTTATGCGGATGTCTTTCAGCTCTCCATCTGTATTCATTTCTCTTAAGAACCCAGATGTCTGTATCTGTGTACAGGTTGATTACAGAAGGCCTCCATGCATTATCCGAATCATCCTTGCGGGTATCCACAATTGCCATACCGCAGGAAATGCGCCCTCTTTCACCATCCCATAGTGCGGAAGCTGTCTGCGGGGAATGGAACCGAATCCGGCATCCACCTGCTCCCGGATCAGCCGAAAGAGTAGCAAACGTGCAGCCAAACTTTAACTCGTCCCTGCACGCTTTCATGTATTCAGATAACAGGCGATTTCCGGTGACAATCTGATTCATGGTTTCTGCGCTGGTTCCATCAGCTCCAACAAAGCCATCAAACATCGACCGCCCAGCAAGAACATCAACCGTTTTCGCTCCCCATTCGCAGCCGATCTCCAGCTTTTTGATATTTCCAGGCAAAGCAATGCCAAGATTCACATCCTCCAGCGTGATATGTCCTTCGTAGTATTTTGACTTTTCGCTGTTCTTTGCCTTGTGATTATTGAATACATATACCAGGTTTGAAAGCTGTCCGATGGCGATTGGATCAGTTAGCCCATCAACGGACATTGCATTTAAGTTAAGATCTATCATTCCAACCTCCAATCATCCGATCCGCATCTTTCTGCTTGGATCTCGTTTACTATTTCTGACACCCCACAATGCCAGGGAACATGCTTCGATAGGAGCTGATTCATCTCCGCCGAATCCCCAGCCTCCGGAGATTGGCCGTTTCACAGAAGAAAGAGCGCTCTCGTTAAGAACGCTCTGCTTCCTGAACCATGTCACAGTTCCTTCGTTAATTTCGTTTACCAAAATGCTTGCCGCTGCAACAATATCTGCTGCTCTCGGCTTCACTACTGAGTCTTTGAACCGCCATGTATCATGAATTTTATCTATGAGCAGATCTACACCATTGCGGCCATCAATTACAACGCAGCAGGCTGCTTTACTTCGCTGATTCAGCCAATCAGCTAACCATTGTATCCCTTCCGCAGTAGATTTTTCCTCAATGACAGATACCCTGGCTTTCCCCTCTTTCGGGATCACTGCACCAGCAAGACAAACTGTACTTCCGTCAGCTGTAAACTTAACGCCATATGCCGTCTTGCCTTCTGGTTTCGGATCATCCGATGCGCATGCCTTCCAAGCTTTAGGATCCAGAGCGGCATCCTTCTGAATAACCACAGGAGTCCACCAGCCAAGACGTTCTCTTGCAAAGGTGTCTGGGTCCATCTGTTCGCTCTCTGCTTCAACGGTTGAATACTGTATTCGCTTTCCAAGGGCAGGATTGCTTGCTGCCCATCTGTTTGGATCATGTATATCTCCTATCTCAGGAACAGAGAATTCAAACCATGCTGTTTTACTTGTCTTCCGCCCAAGTGCCTTATCCCTCAGATCACGGAATACCGTCGCTGTCACTGTCGGATCCGGAGGAGTTCCAACATAAATAGTCTGCGGATTCAGTGATGCCGAGATAGCAGGGAGGAATGATGCCTGAGCATTTTCATCAATTTCCTGGGCTTCATCGATAATCAGAAGATCGCCATGCTGGCCGCGGCCTCCATTTCTTGTTCTGGCAAGGAACTTGATTCTTGCTCCGCTCTTCAGAATGATCTGCTCGCGGCCAATTGCGGTTTTAATATCTCTGACATACTTTTTCAGAGCTGGAGTTTCAAAGAAATCCCGCATCTCTTCAAATGTTTCTGTAGCAGTTTTCTGAAGATGAGCGGTATAGATCACCTGCTCATTGAACAGGATCATCCCAACCTCTGCTCTCCCCTGGACCAGAAGGCTTTTCCCGTTCTGCCGTGGAACAGATCCGCCGCAAGTCGAGGCCGACCATCTCCCTGAAGCAGTTCTTCCCATCCAATCACAGAGAATGTCTGCCTGCCACTCGTCTAGGTTCAATCCTCCAAGACGAAGGATCTTCTCCGCATCCATTCCATCTGAATACTCATACTTAGGTGCGATTCTTACGGACGGCACCTGGCTTCCCATCAGAAGCTCGTTCTGAGAGAATCTCTCCGATCTCGTCCGTTTCTTCATTGCTTCCTTCGATCTCCTCAATTTCCTTAATTGTTTCCCTGTATTGCTTAGCCAATGGAGCAAGCTGTCTGGCATCGTCTGCGTCTGTGTCTGCCCTGTCAATAAGCGCTGCGAGCTTATCCGCAAGGGTCTTCAGCTTTTCGAGCCGTGATCCCCTCTTATTTGCCGCTGCAAGCTTCCTGTAGCCCATTCAAAAATCTCCTTGTGTGTAAATTGGCGCTGGACAGCGCGAAGTGCGCCCTGCCTATGCGGAGGGTACCCTTCCCTACCAGACCCCATCCTTCTCGACCGGCTTAGGTTTGAAAGTTTTCATTCTGACATCAACCTTGTCTCTCTTCTTGGCATTGCACCAATAATGAGCTGGCTGCAGGTTGCTCCAGTCCTCTGCTGCGGCTCTTGCTGAAGGATACCCGAATTCCTTCCACCTGCTGACAGGTTTGATTTCATCGATCACGAAGGAAAGCGGATGCTGCGGATCACTTGGCTCATCGTAATGAATAGGCCCAAGCTTTCCGTGACAGATTCCGCATTCACACTGCATTGCCTTGAATCTTGCCCGATACTTTCTTCTCAGTGATCCGTTAGCATATCTTGGGTTTGATTTGCTCATCTTCTGATCCCATTCTGCTTGTCCCACCATCGGCGGTATAGCTCGCAGTCAGTTATTTCATCCGTGGACCAGCACCGGCTCTCGCACTCTGTACACGGACATGTAGCGAGCTGCTGAATATGCCTGATCTCTTCCAGGTATTGAGCTCGTGTCATGTGTGATAGATCATGATCTCTGTCAATGTCGTCCATAGTTTTCTCCAAAAGAAAGAGACCGGGAATATGAACAGATGCCAGCCAGCGGCATTTTGGCAATTAAGAAGAAGGAGGCCCCGGTCTCATAGAAAAACGGCAGCCATCTCTCTGACCGCCGTTCTTCACGATATCAATATAGCAGAACAATTTGGAACATTTGGAACAGATTCATTTTTCTGCTACTTATCTTTCCCAAAGTATCGCCTGATAACTCGATAAGCGTTCCGCTCGTTAGATCTTCCACCGTACACCAGCCCGCTTGTCTGCTTCCAACTCTTGCCGCACAAGTAGTGCCACCGGATGATACTCTTGATCTCGCCATCATCCAGAGACACAAGCCATGCATTGACGCGATCGCGCCGATCCGCCATGTCGTTGAGCATGGAATTGTACTTAGCTTGCAGACCAATGATCTTGCGGACCGCATCCGCTGTCGGATCTCCAGGAGAAATCGGAGACTGCCCGATCTTCTCGAAAGCCGGAGACCCGTATGTGTTGTACATGCTCTCGATCTCACGCTGAACGGCTGAAATTTCGGAATTCAGGTAGCGCAGCTCTTCCAAGTCTTCAATCGTCATCAATCCACCTCATAGCCCTAGCTCCTTGAGCGTGTACTTATGGCCCGGTTCCATGCCTTTGTACATGGTTCCTGTCTTAAAATTTGGAAGGTAAAATGAACCCTTTTCTCTAACGAAGTTCAGCCATTCTTCCGAACCGTTGCATGCAGAATGCTTTACGATTTCCAATTTTTCGTTCCTAAACAGCTTGATTACTGCTGACAGATACTCCCTCTCTGCATCATCAAGAATCGGCGGATGTACGATGGCTTCAAGACTGGTAGGCTCTTTATCACCAAAATGAATGCTCTGGAAAATCGGCACAAACTTGCAAACACACACGCTATCCCCAAAAGAACCCCAAATATTGTCCACTTTGATCGGTTTTTCGCAATGTGCAAACAATCTTCCGCTTTCATATCTCACAATCCACTTGTAACCGTGTTCCAGCAGGTTCTTTGCTGTCTGTATTTCAATGTCGTTGTATTTATTCATCTTCTGTCTCCTCCGGTTTGAATCTGAGACCGTATTCGGCCATTTTCTTCTCAATTTCCTGCAGTGAATGTCGACCGAGGTTCCGCACATGACACATGTCACCAAGTGTTTTCATGCTCAGATCTCCGAGCGTGTTGATTCCTGCCCGTTTGCAGCAGTTGTACGCTCTGACGGAAAGATCAAGTTCATCAATCGAAGTTTCAAGAAACGTGCCTTTCTTCTCTGCTTCTGCTCTCTGTTCTGGTGTGATATTTCTGATCTTGTCCAATTCAGCCTGCAGGTATTCTGCCTGTGCCTTGTAATGCTCTGCTTCACCTTGCGCTTCTCTCAGTTCCGCTTCTGGAACGCAACTGAACGTACCTTTGTGCTGTTGAAATCTCAGCTTTCTGATAGCCTTAGCTTCAACCTGTCTGATTCTCTCCCTGGTAACTCCACATTCTTTACCAGCTTCTTCAAGCGTCATGTCCCACTGATACCGCATCTGTAGAACCTTGTTCTCGCGTTCAGTAAGCACCTCGTTCATGACTTCTTCCATGATTCCCGGAGAGTAGTATTTTTTCGGTTCTTGGTAGTCCTCATCAGCGTTTGTACGGAGATAGCTGTCATCGTTTTCTCCGTTGATCACAGGGATCAGGTTGTAAGGGTATACTCTCAGAAGGTTCACTCTCTCCCGGTCTTTAGCGTCAAGCGCCTTTTTCATTTCAGATTTCCAGTGTGATTTTGCTGCATTGTATCCGTTTTTATAACCGTGTTTGAATTCTTCTGACCATGCAGCATTTCTGCTGAATTTTTCTTCTAATGTTTCAGTGTTATTCATGGTTTTCCTCCTCCTGCTTCAGCCATTCTTCAATCCCCTCGCTGCATGTTCTGCACGCCCTATTGAGAAATGAATCCATGTAGTACGCACAGAAATTGCATGGATTATCCAACGTATTTTCAGAGATCAGCTCTGCCAGTTTCTCTGGTGTCATTTCGCTCATGATTCTCTCGTAGTTCGTCATTTTAGCCTCCTAAAATCACATGCATGTATGTTTTCACGACCAGTTAACGAAATATAGGCTATGTTAACCGTGGTTTCCGGGCGTTTCCGGGTGGGTATGATGTGTCGCATCGCATGCTCTGATGCGGTTTACGGCGATTTTTGATCGTATCGTTCCAGAAACAGCCATTATACTTAAATCGATATGTTAACTAAGGCCGAAATTTCGGAACAAATCTGATGTGCTCTCTCTTGTCTTTTGTGGACTCGGAATCGATGCAGATGTACCTCAGCGTAGTCATTGGATCCTCGTGCTGGAGAAGCGCTGCAACATCTGACAGATTCATCCCGGCATCATACAGCCATCGTGCATAGCTCTTTCTGAGGCTGTGAGTTCCAACGCAGTATTCCACGTTGGCCAGCTTTGCAAGCCTGTGGATCTCTCTCCATGCCATCTGCCTGGAAATCCGGTCACTGATGATCTCTTTTCCGGAAGTCGCTCTGAACAGAAACGTGTTGATGCTGATATGGAACTCATCCACGTATTTCTGGATCTCCGAATAGATCTCATGATCGATTTCATATCTAACGAGCTTTCCGGTCTTATGAGCCCGGAATTCACATCTGCCTCCGGCAAACGTTCTAGGCGTGAATTCGATCAGATCCGAGATTCGAGCGCCTACATTTACTCCGATCAGCAGAATGATGTAGCTTCTGTATGCCCGATAATAGGCCAGAGAGCCTGCTGGAGCCGCTTCTTTCTCCATCAGGCATATCTGCTCCATCTTCTGCCAATCGTTGAATTTGAACGGCTGCACGACTTCCTGACCATGCTTTGCGTTAGGTCCGTAGGTGTTGTAATGTCTCGGCATTATCTTCCAGTGCTCCCAATCCCTCCGGTTCGTTTCTCTGAGATCGGCTTATCGTTCCCCGCAATACTGTACTGGACGATGATTCCCTGCATATATCGGTCATTGTGCTTCAGGACGATATCGTTGTTTCCGTTGTTTCTCAGAAAAGCCGTGATCGGAAGCTTGAAATCTGCATCGATGATTCCGACGGTATTGGTGATCTCAAGTCCTTTGATTCCCAGAGAAGATCTCGGAAACAGCATCAGCACATATCCAGGTGCGAGATCTGCAATGATGCCTGTGGACAGAGTTGCCGTTTCTCCTACCTTGATTGTCAGATTTCTCGGAAGGAAGAAGTCGTACCCTGCAGATTCCGGAGTTGCTCTTCTCGGAAGATATACCTTCGCTCCTCTGTTGGCTTTCTTGAAGATGCATGCTGGTTTGTTCTGTTTTTTCATGATGTTCACCATTCCTTTCTGCTTAGTCATCAATGATCTTCTGGTTGTTCTTCGTGAATGTGATCGGAATCGTTCCGGTCCGTCCATCACGGTTCTTTGCGATGTCGATGTAGTATTTCTCTCCTGATCCGGTATCCTCCGAATACAGCAGCATTACCTTTGTCGCGGACTGCTCAATTTCTCCGGAATCCCGCAGCATGTTCAGATCTGGTTTCTTCTGCTGTGCTGCCTGCCGTGACAGCTGGCATAGAGCGATGATCGTCGCGTTGTAATCCAGGCTCATCTTTCTCAGCTCTTTGGCCGTATACGTCATCCGCTCGTAGAGACTGTTTCCAGGCGATCTGATCAGTCCGATGTGGTCCACGAAGATCACATGATGCTCATTGTTGTGAGAAGAGATAATCTCCCGGATTGAATTGATATTCTGGCTGGAATTCACCAGGGTAATATGCCGCTCGTTAATGAACTTAGATGCCTTCAGGATCTCATCCTGCCTCACTGGAGGAAGATATTTGAACCGTTCCAGCTCGTCGATCGGAATACCCGTGTGAATAGCGATCATCCGCTTATGAACGCTTGCCACGCCCATTTCCATGTTGATGTACGTGCATGGATAGTTCCGGCTGAGATCTTCCAGCAGATTCAGAGCCAAGGCAGATTTTCCTTTGCCGGTACATGCTCCGATGACCAGAAGATCTGTTTCCTTCAGGTTAGCCATGTTCCGGATGTTCGGATATCCGACCAGCTTCAGCGCTCTCTGCTCTGTGGTCAGCGTGTTCTTGAGGTCATCGAAGTTCAGAACATCTGTGTCATAGGCAGCCGGCAGATCCAGTTCTCTTCGGAATTCATCCAGCGAGATTTCACCGTTCTTCCAGCGCTCGCACTCTTTGTCGATCGTCCGCTTGATGTAGCTCTCATAGACGGATTTCTCGTAATGCACGAATGCCGGATACGCGTCATTAGGGCATGCCTGGAGTACTCCAAGGAAATCTGACGATTCCTGCGGATTCAGATTCTGCAGCACATAGTCCAGATCCAGGTATTGTTTCTGCTCGTAGGACTTGATGCACAGCTGGAGATACTTGCTGTACGGGTAATCCATCATCTCCGGCTTGATGCTGAGTTTCGGAATGTATGCGTTTCTCAGGAAGAGTGTCGAGATGATCCAAGCCTGGTTGAACGATGCTTCCCGGTTTACCTGCATGGCCATATCACTTCATCGGTCCTACCGTGGTCACTTCGATCAGCTCTCCGGTCAGCTGATCCACGATCTTGGTTTTCTGAAGCTCTTCTCCCTGAGGATTGCCTGCCGCTCTTGCTCCGGTATCATCTACCGGATCTTTCCAGCGCTCCTGGTGAAGCCAGGTTGATGCATACGGGACAAAGCGCTTCTCAGTACGAGAAAACTTAGTCCTGTTCTGGAATCTCAGCCCGTTCATGATTTCTGCAAGCACCTTGCTGCTGGTGCACGCATGGCGAAATGCCGTTAGCGCTGCTTTTCGGGAATCATGTCTTGGATATTCACTCCAGAATGTTTCAAATGCCTGCTCAATGTCGATAGTAGAGCCATCTTTGTGTCCTCTCGTATCCGATGCCTCTGTGGATCTTCGTGTTTCTTTCGCAGAAACACTCTCGACTGCTTCAGCAGGAGAGTCTTTTTCTTTTGTATTTTCTTTTTCTAAGTCTTTATCTATCTCTTTCTCTATCTCTATATCTGTGTTGCAATTCTGCTGCAGTAATGATGCAGGAGCGTTGCAGTCAGCGTTGCATTGCAACGCCTTTGTTTTCTCTCTTGAATTCCTAGAGCGAATTGTGCTTTGTGTTTCACTGCCAACAAGTTCCTCATAACCGGCAATTGATAAGCAGCCGTCTTCTTCATTCTGGTAGATCAGTCCGAGCTTCTTAAACAGTTCAAGCGCAACCCGAACTGTATCAAGGCTGAAGTACTTCGTATCTCTCTGAATCTTCTCAGCGTCATACGGGATGATCACTTCTCCAAGCTGACGTTCCAACCTGCCGTTGCTGTGAATGGTCATCAGGCAGAGCATCTGATACAGAACAACATACTGTGATCCATTCTTCTGCCCCATCAGGAAATCAACAGCATCGCTGGACATGAATGTTGATTTTAACTTGATCCAGTAAAATCTGCGATTCTCTCCCATTCTTCAGTCTTCCTTCCTGGCCGTGTACTTCAGCATCTGATCGTATAGCTTCCGGCTGCGATTCCCATTCTGGAATTCCTTGATCAGGCTTTCCAGAACATATGTTTCAGAACATGGCAGCCGGTCAAATGCTTCCTCAAAGCATCTGTTCTCATTCACAAACCGGATGCATCGATCTAGCACAACATTCCAATCATCAAGCGTGATTTCTGAGCTTTGCACTGTTCATCACTTCCTTTCTGACAATTTGGAAAATATGACTGAATTCATTTGCACTGACCTCATTCTTTCGCAGGAGCTCATAGATCTTCCCTGCTATTCTGTTCAAGGTTTCTTCTCTAGCCATCATTTCTCATGTCTCCTAGTCTGATAAACGTCCATAGACCCGCAGATCGGGCACGCTGCCTCCCGATAAACTTTTCCGTTGAAACGATTTCTGTATTTCTTTACGCCCAGGTTCCGTTCAGTAGTTTCAGATCCGCATGACCTGCATTTCCAGATGATGGATCTTGTATTTGATTCAGGATGCTTCTTTTCTTGATCCTGTTCCAATGCATACTCAAACAGGTTGTAATCAGTTAGCATCTTTGCCCACCAGCTCACTTACCATATCGACTTCAATCGCTTTATGATCCTCTGTGTTCTCGAAGATCTGTGCGTCTCTCCTGTCTTTTCATTCTTTCTGGTAGCATTCTTCACAAACCGGAAATCCGAATGCCCCGCTCATGTCGCAGATGTCTCTGGAACTGTATCCGTCTCCGTATCTGATCTCCTTCCCGCAGCATGCGCAGTTGATCATCTCGTTCATGTCTTCTGCGATCAGAGGTGTGTGCCATTCCTTCGGCAGTTCCACTGGCGGGTTGTAGGCGTGCTTGCTGCGATCGTACTTTCTGACGTATGTCATGCGTTCATGTCCTCCTGGTCTTCATCGAACATGCTTATCTGGTCCACCATGCCCAGGGCTCTTCTTACGTTCCTGGTCTGCTTCAGCATGGTGTATGCTCGGCGGTCGTTGTCATTCACTGACCGTCTGATCTCTTCGCGATTCTTGGTCAGCTTATAACCTTTCGGGCCGTGGACGATGTACTCCGGCTGCTTCCTTCCGTCGTAGGTCTTATTGAAGTCCTCGACCCATTTCCGGAAGGCTCTGTCACTGATCTCATTGCCTCCGCGGTTCAGCTCTTTCAGGATCACCTTTCGCTTCTTCCAGCGAGTGAGGTCCAAGTCACTTATCTGCATCTATTCGGACCTCGAATCCTTCATCCTTCAGGGCTTCCATCATGAGATCAATCGCTTCCGGCTTTGAAATCTCTTCCAGTGCCGGAGCCTGTCCGTCAATGCTCTTGACGATATAGGTCTTGCCAGTAAGTTCCCATTTTGCTCCTGTCGCCTTATGACGATCAGCACCCCAAGCGGGATACATTGCTTTTGCTATTCGAAACCGTACAAAACTTAAGCCGTAGAACTCGAATGCTTCCTGCAGAATAAATCCAGCCTCGAAATCCATTTCCCAGTTATTGGAATTTTTCAGTTCCCGTTCGCACCGCGCTCTGCTCCACTTCTCATTCATCCGATCATCCTCCCCAGCTCTGCGAGCCGGATGGTCGCGTCAATGACCAGCGGGATCATGATTATTGCCATTGCCAGGATCAGCCTGGCGTCTTTATCTGTAATTTCTGTATTCATGCTCTTCTCCTATTCGGATCCGGGGACTGCCGGATCTCGGTGTCGTACGTCTCTCCCCATTCCGGATTCACACTCTGCACTAATGCGGCGTAGATCAGCGACTCTCCCGCATCGGTTTTCTCCAGCTCGGTGAAGATTGCTGACAGCTCATCTCTGATATCTGATGCTCTTCCTGTGAGCTCAAGCCTCTCCTGCCTGCTGTCATCAAAAAAATTGCAGTAGATCATACGACGCCTCCAGGCATGCACGCCTTGCTATTAGTTCCATTTTCTGGAAGCAATCTGCTGTTGAGGCTTTCTTCGATTTGAACTTTCTC